CTATTCAGAGGCCATAGGAAGCCATTACAGGCCTTTATATGGGGTTGAGGTAGGTAACCTTATGAATCGACAGAAAGCCTCTTATTTGCGCTATTCTGCCGCAAATTGGCAGATGGGTTTTGCTATACTAGAAGCCGTAGGAAAGACGCTAACACCCACGTTAGTGCCTATTGCAAAGGATGGCTCATTCACAGCACTTGGGCGGTACTACGGGTAACATCGTTACCAAATCGTTATACAAATAAGCCCCAAAATCATCCACAAAGTCGTACACAGGTGCAACACTATTCCTATGCCACAAGATATGTGAGCATAGAGGGGCTACAAATGAAAATACAGATTGACATAAAAGCAGCTGACTTTGAACAGCTGTGGACAAATTCAATGGAATGGGTAAATCAAGACTGGCAAAAACAAGCAGATCGATTTGATCCTAGCCCATTATTTAGTTGGCACTATGCATACTGGTTTGATAACTACGCTGCATTAAAATTAGCAGAAGGTTTTATTAGCTCGTTAGGTAAAAATTACTCTATACACAGCGATGAAGGTACAGGCGATTGGTTAATGCTAACTAATTACGCTAGTCCTTGTTACCTACGTAAGACAATGGTGACCGCATGATAGCGACAACTGCACCTTGGTTAGTGCTTTACACAGTGCTAGGTTATTTAATAGGTTATGGCGTAATTACAACCATTATGGATAAATCATTTAATCGTGGTTATTGGATGGGTAGAGCTCATGGCTGGCAATCTCATAGGCGACTATCAGATATCAAAGTGAAGTCTGATGAAGTATTTGATTATGACAAACACTGAGAAGTTATTTGATAATGTCATCAAAACTATTCATGCGAGAGGTGTCCGCTATGGGCATCCAATTACAAACCACAAGAGGATTGCCGAATTGTGGAGTGCATATTTGGGTTATCCAATACAACCAAACGAGGTTGCAATTTGTATGGCGTTGGTCAAGATCAGCAGGCAAGCTGAAGATCCTGCGTACCTTGACAATTACGAAGACGCTATTGCCTACCTATCAATCGGTAAAAGCATTACAGACGCTATGCAAGACGACTCAGATGACTGGAGAGACTAATGGCATTTGACCTGTCAGATTATGAAGATGTAGCCACATTAAATAAGTGGTTCATAGCCAACTTTCCTGCTGGTAGATCAGACATATCTGTCATTAGCCATGATGCAGTTAATGGTTACATATTAATACAAGCTACGTTATGGCGTGACAGTAAAGACGTAGCACCAGCTGTATCTAACATAGCCTTTGGCTCAAGGGAAAGTTATATACAAAATATGAAAAAGTTTTACTGCGAAGATACTGCTACCAGTGCTTTGGGCAGGGCAATAATTCTGCTCAAAGGCTCAGATAAAACGGCTACCAAAGACAGCATGAAGCAAGTAGCAGCAGCACAAACCTTCTCGGTAGATCGCACTGATCCTTTGCCTATTAGTAACGAGGACTGGATTAAAGCTGCAACAAAAACTGCACCGAAAGCACCACCACAGTGTTGCGCTAAAGGCCATAACCTAGTTACAGGCATTAGCAAAACTAACGGCAAAGCTTATTACGGTTACTTATGTTTAGACCGTATAAAGGAGCATGCTCAATGGGCTAAGCAAGATGCCACAGGCTCTTGGTTCTTTCCCGAACAAGGAGGTGAATAGATGGGTTTTATTGAAGTAAGAAACGGTTCAGGCTTTACATTACGCATGGAGAATGATAATGAAAGCCTAAACTCTAGTATGGATAGATGCGTATCCTGTAATGACGATAGGTTATTACATGATGGGCAGTACCTGGTGTGTACTCAATGCCACTGTAGGCAATAAGGATGGGGATCTTAACACATGCATGCACAATTTAAGTGTAACGGTTGCAAAGGCAAGACAGAGTTCTTATGGCTTGAGGAATTAGACACGCCAGAAGGCTTCAAAGCTTATCAGTGTATGGAGTGTGGTTGTGTTGGGATAAAAAACATAGCAGAAGCGTTGCACATTCCAGATAGCAGTATAGATAGATGCGACAAGTGTGGTGGCTGGCAGTTCTTAAATACTGGTTGCCATACTTGTGCGTTAATAGAGGCTAAATGAATCCATACTATTATGATGAGTTTATTACCCTTTACAACGCAGACTGTATAGCAAACAACGAATGGGCTGCACAGGCCGATGTAATGGTCACTGATCCGCCCTATGGCACGGGCTTAAAGGGCCGTTTTGGTCGCTCTGTCAGGGAAATAGCAAACGATTTAGACACCAGCGTTAGAGATCAAGCTTTGCAGCTATGGCAAGACAAACCGTATGCCATGTTTGCTAGTGGCAGAATTGCGAGCCCTAGTTTCACCTGGGATCATCAGTTAATATGGGACAAAGCCGTTGCAGGCATGGGCAATAAGGTGCGTTATCAGCATGAATTACTATATGTGTACAAATACGGACAAATAGGTAATGGTTTTAGTGTTATACGTGTTTCTAAAGAGTTGCATTTAACAAAATTACACCCACATGCCAAGCCACCTAGTTTAATGGCAATGATCGTAGGTGCTGCACCAGATGGCGTAATCATTGACCCTTTTGCAGGCATTGGTGGCACACTTATAGCTGCTAAGCAATTAGGGCGTAAGGTTATTGGCTATGAGTTAAACATAGAATACTGCGAGGTTATCGCTAATAGGGCTGCACAGGGAGTTTTAATATGAAAATACTTAATTTATATGCTGGTATAGGTGGTAATCGTAAGCTGTGGGGTGATGAACACGAAATCACAGCTGTTGAGATCGAGCCTAAAATTGCAGCTATTTACGCAGACTTCTACCCTAACGATACGGTAATTGTTGCAGATGCTCACCCTTACTTAGAGGAGCATTTTATGAATTATGATTATATCTGGTCAAGCCCACCATGCCAGTCACACTCAAACATGCGCCAAAACTTGAGGGTACGGTTTGCAGGGTCAAAGCCTATTTATGTTGATATGAAGTTATACCAGGAGATCTTGTTCTTAATGTATAACTTTAAGGGTAAATGGGTAGTAGAAAACGTTATTCCGTATTACACACCATTGATCAAACCTACATGTAAATTACAACGTCACCTGTTTTGGGCAAACTATGAAATAGGTGATAAAGCGTTTGTAAAAGAGGTTTTGCGGGATAGCCAAATACCACAACTATCAGCCTTGCATGGGGTAAGCCTGGATAATTACAAATTGCCTAACAAACGTCAGGTGTTGCGTAATGCCATATTGCCAGAATTGGGGTTACATGTATTTAGCCACGCCGTCTGACCTGCGGTTATGCTAATGGCTATTGACATTGATGCTACCCTCAAAAAGCGTTCGATCCTAAATCGAAAAGCTGAGCCGCCAAAGGCTAGGCTCGGGAGGCGCAGAGTTTGGCTGGCACTCTGTGTAATTGCATTTACAGTTTGCTTTACAAAAGATTATTCCGCAGCTAATGATAATTACAAACCTATGCATTATAGGCAGTACATACTAATAACATTAAATGACCTAGATGAAACATATTGTCTCATAGATCTATATACAGCTGAAAGTAGGCTTAACCCAAAGGCACGTAATGGTTCACACTATGGCATACCACAAGGCAGATCTAAGTACCTTGCTACTGTCAGTGGTACTAAACAAATCGATTGGGGAATCAAGTACAATCTAAATAGATATGGTTCTATGTGTAATGCATTAGATCATTGGAAGCGTAAAGGTTGGCACTAATGGGATACGCACAGACTAGAGGTTATTGTGATTGTGGAAAGTTAGTTAGATCAAAAGGCCTAAGCATTACAGGTAAAACTATATGGGATAAAAAATGTAATACATGCAGGTCTGGTGGTTATAGAAGGCACAAAAAGAGTTATTGTGAATCATGTGGGTTTGTAGCTCTACACGCAGTCCAACTAGATGTAGACCATATAGACGGTAATAGGCATAATAACCATGTGAATAATCTACAAACATTATGTGCTAATTGCCATAGATTAAAGACTCATGTGAATAGGGATCATTTACGTAGATGAGTGAGAGACCATTACATAGTGGTAAGTGGAAAAAGATACGCATTACTGTGCTTGATAG